TTGTGTGTATCTAGCCATTGTATCTGATAAGTCGATATCGACACTATCTTCTCCAACGATACTAGCTACTTCATCAGATGATTCATTAACTTCTTTTGTGAAGTATGATTCTTTAACAGTTTTAACTTTGATTTCAAAGTTTTCTTTGTTATCGAATTCGATATCTTCAACTAAAGATGCTAATTTCTCAGCTTCAGTTTCAGCAAGCCCTGATGATTGTTCTCTTACTACTTCTTTCTTTTCAAATTCTTGAACTGATTGATGTAGTTTAATATTATCATCTGTGGATTTATTGAGTTGCTCCTCTAGCTCAGTAACTTGTTCTGATAAATCATCAACAAGGTCAACTTTACCTTCTGGAACTTCAATATAATGTTCTTTGAACACTGTTTGTAAAGAAGACATGAACTCTTCTGCAATTTCGGTTCTTAAACCATTAGTTACAGCTAATTCGTTTTCTTTCATCCAATTTTCAACTACATAGTTAAGGTATGAATCTACCTTTTCTACTAAGTTTGATTGAATTTCAGATACTTCTTCTTCTAAGTTTTGTGCATACTCTGCATCAAGATTTTCGATATGTTGTGAAAGCTTAGATGTTAACACAGCTTCAAAAATAGCACCAGCTTTTCCTTTGAATTCATCGGAAAGAGTTGCTTCTTCTGAAATTAGTGCATCTAAATCTTCGTCAAAATCAGTTTGCTCAACTTTAGCTTTAGCCTTAATAGACTTATCGCCTTCTTTTTTGACCACGTCGATAGCTTTTTTAACTGAGCCATCGTCTTCTGATTCATCCATTTTCGTCATCTTGGAGAAGAGTTTTTGTGCATCTTCTTTTCTAGCCTTTTTCAGGATTTCGACTGCAGCTTGGATAACACCAGCTTTAGTTTTAGGGACGGCAATAGCTTCGGCTTTAGACTCATGTTCTTCTTCTTCGTCTTCTTCCTCTTCTTCTTCGTGTCCGTCTTCTTCTACTTCAGCTTTCTTGTTAGCCTCTTCTAGAGATTCCTCGTCTAAATTCTCATCTTCAACGAGCTCTTCCTCTTGAAGCTCTTCAGCAGCCACATCCTCTTCGACTAAATTTTCATTTTTTACATCTTCGAGTGACATAACGTTCTCCTATATTTTAGAGTTTAGTTTAGAGAGGAAACTTTTGAATGCTCTGATTTCAACATTTGAATTGCCTACTTTCCTAGCTTCTTTTATTTCAGTCTCAATTTCTTCAATTTCTTGTGGAACTAATACACCGTTTTCCCATATCCAATCAACGCCTTCCATAATACCATTAACAAATGCCTCAGGAGCACTAGGGTCCTGGACAATATCAACAGTAGCTAATAGAAAGTCGTTATTTACATACGTTGTACCTCGTTTATTCACAAGACTACCCATACCACGACTTGATACCCCAAGCTTAACTCCACCCTCTAATAAACCTTTTACGATTTGTCCCATAGGGGTGTCTAAGATTGAAGCCTTTCCAACAACATTACTTCCTTCCCATTTGAGGTCTGTAATTTTGTGTGAAACTTTATCAAGATTGATAGTCGGTCCATCAGGGTGATTTAATTCACCGACCGCTCTACCAGTCTTTACTTGTTCTTTGACATATTTGTCGACTGCCGCTTCGAGAATATCTCTCTCGTATATACGGCCATTACGGTTCTTTTGGTCCGCTTGCATGAATACGCCTTCGATTGCAAGTGACTTTTTACCGTTTACTTTTTCTTCGATAACTTCTAAATCGCTATCGATATATTCTGCTATTAATTTCATTCTTCGTTTTCTGCGGTTTGTTTAATAACCTCGTCTCTAGATACCATTCCTGATGCAATATCAATCTTTTTAGCATCTAAAGCGTCAGTTACTTTTTGGCCCATGGCAGTATTAAACTCCTTTTGTGCCGTAACATTATCACCATCATTTAAAGCTTTAATTAAATTTTCAACATTCATAATTTTTTCCTTCTGTATTATTTATAAGATTACTATGCCCAACGTGGGTCATCTGGGTCAGGAGTTATTTCATCTCCAGCCTTTTTCTCTTTGTCAATTTGTTTCTGAATATCTTTAATATCTTCATCATCAAATTGTAACACATTTTTTCTAACCCATTCATTAGAAATAAATGTACCAACATATTCATCTAAACTACCAAGCATATCGAATCTTTCTCTCCAGATTTCTGCTTGTTTTAGCTCAGCAAAATAGTTGTCCTCGATAAAGTTATAAGTAATTTGATTCTTCCATTTATTCCAATCGTCTTTAGTAATAATACCTTTTAACAATAGTTGAGTTTTTAATAACTGCATGAATAAATCAGAGAATCTTTTTCTTAATCTATCGATAAACTTTTTAAATTTAACTTCGTCCCTGGTTATTTCTGAAGCTCTACCTAAACTAAACTGAGCTTCTTGTTCTAACCTATTCATTGGAACATTTAATGATTTATATAATTTCTTTTGGAAGTATATAATATCATCAATCTGCCCTAGGTTTTCTCCACCAGGTAATGTTGAAATTTCAGTTCCTCTTCCACCTTCTCTTCTTGGTAAGAAAAAGTCTTCCAACATTGACATATGCTTTTTATCATCTTTAATATCTCCTGTTTTAGCATCATAAATCAGTTTATTTCTATACTGACCCATAATGTTTTTTAGATATTCTTCTGCTTTACCTTTTGGTAAGTTACCAACATCGATATAGAATATCCTTCTTTCAGGAGCTCTTGAAATTCTGTAGATAACCAATGAATCTTCCATCATTCTTAATTGGTTAACTGGTTTAATTGCTTTTTGCAAATATGATAAAATTCTTTTTCTGCTTGTATCTAATATACCAGATGTTGCATAAGCAATAGCATCAGGGTGAATTTTTAATCCCTGATTATGTTGACCCATTTTATTATCTGAAAATAAGAAATATTCTTTTTGTTTCTTAATTATTTTTGCACCAGTTTTTGGGTCTTCTTCCTCTTCGATTTCTTTGACCTTTCTTAATTTAGTAGGGTCAATATATCTTAATTCTTTAATTCCTGTCTTTGCATTTTCAGAATCAATAATAATATGGTATGGTAATCTACCATCAACATACCATCTTCTAAAAATGTCATGTGCGTATTGGTTAAAATTTAATAAGCCTAATATGTGTTGAAATTCTTCTTGTAATGTATTTTTAATTTTATCCGAAACTTCTACTTCGTCTAAAACTAATTTAACGGGAACTTCTACATTATCACCAATAATGGATTCATTCACTATATCTTCAATAGCTGCATCACACTCAGGTTGAGCCGCTATATCTCTGTATTTGTAAATAAGTTCAATTTCATTTTTAGCCTTGTCACCATCTAAATCTAGGTAAGCACCAAAATGACCACCTGCTTGAATTACACCAGCACCATCTTCATCTGTATTTGGTACAAATGATGGTCTGTTAGAATCTACGCCTGTGTTTGAACCTTTACGTTTTATTTCAAAACCAAAAAATTCTGCCATGTTTATCCTCAAATATTATCGGAGGGAAATTAATCCCTCCTCAAATATTATTTATAACCTTAAGAAGTAGTATTAGATTCCCAGTATTGAATGTTAAATTCTACTGTGAATTCCTCAATAGCTGAAGCTTCATCGTAACTTAATTCGATAGCTCCAATATTTGTAGGATATGCTCCTCTAAAGTCGTATTTTTTAACTGAATTACCACTGTTATCTAATTGTTCTACAATCATATCAGCCATGTAATCCGTTGGGTTTGCAAGCCCAGTATTTGCACTATGTGCGTTAATACCGTTACTCCATCTTTCCATTGCGTCTCTTACACCAAAATCTACATCGTTATAAACTGTAATTGTCCAAGGTTCGAATGTTCTATCCCCAGCCATATTCAGCTTTCTTCCTCTAAAAGGAACTTCGATATTGGTAAGAACTGAAGCAGGTAATTGTGCAGCTTTACACATGAATGATGTTAATTCCACATCACCTTGTGCATAGCTTGGAAAATTACATGTTACTTTGAAAAGATTGGCTCTTGCGCCGCCCCCTACTAGCTTCGATTTAAAATCGTCTATGCCTAAAATTGCCATGTTTTATTCTCCTATTATCCGCCAGCGACTTCAGTAAAGTCGACTCCGGTTCTTGTTGCAATAAAGTTAAGAGTAATAAAGTTAATAGACCTTGCAGGCTTAACAAAAATGTCAGCTACAAATCTATTTGTATCTATTACTTGTCCGGTATTATTTGACTCATCGCAAACCACTAAGAAATCTGTGATTCCTCTTCTGCCTTTCACATCTCTCAAGAATGGCTCTAGTAAATTTCTAAACTGAGCTCTTGTGAATTCGTCATTGAATTCAAATAGTTGTGATTTAGCAGCCGTTGAAATTGCTTTCTCTAAAACAATGAATAATCTTCTTACATTAATTCTATCAAAGGCTGATGCTCTGCTTAATAGTGTTTTATCACCAAAAAGCATTGTACCTTGACCTGGGAAAGAAACTAATGGATTAATTCTTGCTTTGTAAAGTGTGTCTCTTTGAGCTTTAGTTGGGTTGTAAGCTAATTTTGCTACACCTAGTAATTGACCTCTGTTCACACCTGCTGGTGAGAACCATGCGTCAGCTACTGAATCGGTATTAGCACAAAGACCTGCACATAGGCCGTTACTTCCAATCCATCTATATACATCGTTGTATTTGTCATACAAATATACAGCACCACTATCTAATGATGCGTAAGATGTTGACGGTAATAAATTTGCATATGCTACAACGTCACCAACTGGGTTTGTGCCAGTTGAATCTTCTATTGGAGGTGAAATGAATGCTATACAATCTTTTCTTGCCTCAGCTATAGAAATCAGTTTTTCTCCCACGGTATCTGCACCATTAGCATCAGGTGCTGCAAAAAGTAGATTTACATCTACAGTTTCAGCATCAGCTAAATAGTCTAATGCAGATGTTACATCACCTGCAGCTAGTGCATTATCGGATGCTCCGTGTTGTAGTGAGTCAGAAAAAACAGTATCAACAGTTGTATAAGCAGTATTCTCTGCATCAATCATTGATTGTACAGTGTCTCCAACTTCTGTTAATGTTGTTTCGTGGCTTCCCCACCAAATATATTCTGATTTATTATTAATGACGTCTTTGTAAAATAATGAAGAGCCTGAGCTATCTTTAGCGTCTGAAGCCTGTGATAAGAAACCAAAAGTTTCTAATACAGTTCCTCTTGTGCCAGTAAATAGTCCATCTTCATCAATTACTGCTATATGCATTTCGTCTGCGCCACTTGCTAATCCTTTTCCTTTTACGTAATCGGATGTACCAGGAGCTGCTTCAAATTGGCCTGCTTGAGTCCAAGTTCCGAATGCAGTTGCGTTAGTACAAACTTCTACTTTAAGGGAATTACCAATAGCGCCAGGGTATTTAGCAATCCATGGACCGTCTGTGCCGGCAGCCAATGTTGCTTGGTCATACTCTGTTTCGTTAGATACGAGTCGTCCGGTACTACCGGAAACAGCGTTTAATGCTGAGCTTCCAACTCCTCTAACCACTTTTAATGCGTTACCATACTTTAAAAAAGATGCCGCATTCAAAAAGTGTTTTGCTGTGTCTGCATCAATCGGTGCACCGAACTTTTCAGCTAGTTCGTTTTCAGAACCTACGGTTACAACCTCGTTTGCAGGACCCCAGACAAATGCTCCCGCGAATCCACCAATACTAGTAGAAACAGCTGGAACCACGTTCGTTGCGTCAATTTCCTTGACTTGAACGCCTGGTGATACTTGAAATGCCATCGCTTTATCCTCTCTTTGAGTTAGTTAATAAGTTTCATAATACGTATATTCACTAGTATTATTTATAATAATTGCTATTTTATAAGCATTAATGGTCGGTTACGTCGTTAGCCTCTACAATATCGCTCAATATAAAGCGTTTATTTGGGTTAATTGCAACCTTAAATTTGGTCATTAATTTACGATTAACTAACATTTCGGATGCCGTATCCTTGGTAGATAATCCTATTTCTGCATTATAACGTTTGTTGTTAAATATAATTGTGTGTTCTATTACAGGTCTTCTATCAAATGGTTTTAAACCTCTTTTTGGTTCAGATACATATAATACTTCACTCTTAAATGATGCACCATTTTTGGTCCATTTTACATAATCACCATCAGCTTCCATGCTGTCGACATGTAACATAGTAGCAGAAGCACTATTACCAGTATCAAACTTTGCTCTAATAGGGTCATTTTCCATACCTTCTAATCTAATACTCTCAATATACCCTGCCTCTTGTCTCATTAGAGCTCTCCTAGCTCTCTCATCTGAATATATGTCTAGTATATTCTCTATTGTTTCTTCATCAGAAATCTTTTTAATAGGTTTTTGCGTTTTATAATCATAACCCATAAAGTGTGAACGAATACCTGGTGAACCGTTTACTTCTAATATATAAGCTTTTCCTTTATATACACAATGGTCAACACCACAATATGAAGCTCCACTACTTCTTGCAGCCTTTATAACTAATTCTTTTTCTTCTTCTGACAATTTATATGGTTTTGTATCTGCTCCTAAATGAACATTATTTCTAAAATCTTTATTTTCTTGTTGTCTTATTCTTTCAGCAGCACCAATAATTTTATTATTTACTAATAATGTACGAACATCAGAGCTTACATCTAAAAATTCTTGTAATAAAATAGACGCATCGTATTTCCATAATGATTGACATACCGAAACTAATGAACTCATATCGTTTACTTTAGATACACCAACGCCTTGAGTACCAGTTAGTGTTTTAATAATTACTGGAAATTTACCACCAATTCTTCTATGAGCATCTTCGATTGATTTAACATTATTTACAATAGATGTTTTTGGTATGTTTATATTATTTCTTTCTAGTGCAATAGCATTTGACATTTTGTTACTACATAACATCATAGCTTCTAAATCATTCACTAAGAAAAAGCCGATTGTTTGTAAAGATGATACTAATGATTGTGAAGTTAAACTTTCCACAGCTCCACCTCGTACGAAAATAAGTGTATTACTTGTTTCTATATCTAATGAATTATCTTCTCCATCATAGTTCTGAATAGTTACCTTACCAATTTCAACATCAGAATCTGCAATAAAAGCTTCATCGACATCAATAAGTTCGCAGAAAATATTTTTTTTCTTCGCAACCTTTTTAAGTAAATTAGCAAAAGTACCATCAGCATCGCCATAACCTAATATGACAATTTGCATATCCTGTATAGGTATATCCTCTGTCTGTTCTTTTACTGTAAAATAATCGTTAAAGTTTTCCATTAGAAATTTTGTTTCCACTCTTGTTCGAACCAGATGTTTCCATCTTCATCTTTTATACCTTTATTTATACTGCTTGGATTACCATCATCTATATAACCAAACGGTAGCATATCATCTTGAATAGCTGCTAACTTTTCTCTAAATAATAAATCTTTCATATCGATATTAGATAAATTTTCAAATATATCAGTTGATGTAAACCATGCAAATAAAACTAGGTTCATCATTAAATCATCGTGATTAGGTGGTGATGCTTGATATGAATTCCCTTTCATTACAAAAGTGCTTAATTCTACAATTGTATTAGCATCGTGTATATTTAGTCTTTTTGTCTCAATTAAATCTTTTATATTTGAACAACCAATTCTTTTAACTCTCTTTGTCATTGTACAACCTAAAGCATTTGCTTTAATACTTGATTCTACAAACATATTTTCATATTCTAAATCATAATATAAACCATTACATACAACAGCTCCTGCATCATTACTTTCAATTACTACATAAGCATCATTAAAAGTTTTTGCATATTTGTATATAATATCTGGAAATAATATTGGTGATAAAGTATTATCTCTAAACGTAGCTACTTGATTAAATGGATTTGTTGTTACATCTATAATAGTAAATGTACTGTAGTCTTGATTTCTACCCTTAGATACATCAACCGTCATTACATATTCGTGGTCTGGTTCAGGCTCTGAATATATCCAAACATTTTCTTTATAGTATAATGGGTCTTTAGATTTTTGTCTCATTAAATGATTAGCATCAATTAGCGTATTACCTCTGCCATGGAATGTATTACCAAACTCTTGGTCAAATTGTAATTCTGATGTGTTAGCTATTGTAGTTTCTTTCCACTTTTCATCTCTTCCAGGTACATCCCACCAATCAACTCTTAAAGGTTTAAATTCATTTGTACCTTGAGCAGCACCTTCCCATAGTTTATGATACACATTACCTACGCCA